AGCTGTCGGGTACTGCCCCCGAGTCCAGTTCAGCTTTCGTCTTGCTTCTTCAAAGCACTTTGTTTAGCTAGTCTTTTTAGTTCTTCAAAATCAATAGTAGCAGACTTTACTAATACATGATCTTCTTCTATTGATCCTTCGATTTCGTCATCGTCAGGTAAAATAACTTTCGTCAATGGATAGCTCCTTTGGGTCAGATTCTACAGAGTTCCAATTAAATACTCTATAATTGTCTGCTTCTAAATCCCAAACTAGTTCCATACCTGCTGGATATGATTGCTCAGAACCTGCTCCTCGCACCATTGTGCTAAGAAACGATTGAGGTAAATCAGAAATTTTAGCAAATAGCATATCTCTTGACTCACCGTTTTTCTTTTTAAATGTTCCTTTAAAGGCTCTCATTACTATCTCCATATTTGTTATATAAACATATTATATAATAAATAAGTAGTTAGCAAGGATAGATTAAATGTTTTTTACTGCTTTAAGTAATAGTTTAGCAGTAGTATCCCATTGTTCGTGACTAAATCTCCAGTGATAATCTATCTGTTCATTTTTACAAAATAACTTTATAAATTTTGTTTTTCTATAAAATTGCCAATATATAGTTCCAATAGTCCATTCATATTTTTTAGTAGATGGAGTACATATTTTAACTAATTGATGTACAGGCATTTGGATATTTTGTATATGGTGATCACTTACTTTTAAACCTAGATGTGCTATTCTTTTTTTGTGGTCTATGTGTATTTTGACTGGATCTAGAAACATTTTTATTTTTATTCCTTGTTTTTCTCATAGCATTTCGTTCATTACGAATCATTTGCTGTTCTATTTGTTCACGTTTTTTAATCCATCTTTTTTTACCAGCTTTAGCTGCTAATCTACGTTTTTCGCCTGGAGGAGTAAAATGTCGTTTTTCACGCAATTCTTTAGTCATACCTTCATTGTGAAGTTTCTTTTTAAGAATACGCATAGCTTTATCTACGTCATTATTACGAACGTAGATAGTCATTGTTTTTATTCCATTATTTCTGGGTCTTGGTTTTATATTTTTCATACTGTTCGTAATAATCCTTGATAGTAGACTTGTAATCTCTAAACTCATAGTCATAATCAAAAGTCTGTCTTAGTTTATTTGATAAGAGTAATCCTCTTTTTTTACCTGTTGGACCTAATTTCTCTTTAGTTTCAAAAGATTTAGGGTATACTGCTTTAATAGCATCAGGATCACGAGTAAAGTCATATGAAATATTATACGCTCCTGGATTCCATTTGTCTATAATATTTTTCACTGTCAATACAAAATCGTTAATATAGATACAACCTGCTCGTTCTATTAGTACGGGCTTATTAATAGCCATTTGTCTTTCTATATTCATCCATATTGGGTATTTACCATCACCCATACCATAAACATGTATTGGACGAAGACACACATCTGTTTTGCTTAAAGCTTTCTCTGCTTCTATTTTACAACGTCCATACAGGTCTACACTTCCTAAAGAGCATTGCTCGTCGATTAATCCTTCCCAAGTGCCATAAACCATGCTACTACTTATGTGTAAGCAAGGAGTATCTGGAAAGAATGTTTTTATGTTTTTAAATCCTGATACTATAGAATGTTGAGTGAAGCATTTAAAATATTGACTTAATATAGCTTCACTCAATGCACCACAGTTTATAATTAAATCATATTTATTTTTCTTTATAGATTCTTTCATTTCAAAAGTCCATTCTCTATAAATTTTTCTAAATCGACCTTTAACTAAATCTATTCTATATCTAGTAGCTAACTGTTTATGTCTTTTTTCTATAGGATTAACTTCTTGTAATCCTCTAGTACCTCTATGAATATATCTATAACTTACATATGCTTCATTAAAATTATCAATAATATCTATTGTATGATCGTTACTTAACGATGCTACTAAGTGACTACCTATAAATCCTAATCCTCCTGTTATTAGTATTTTCATAAAATCTTTTTAATTCTCGAATTTAAGTCATTAATATCAATAAACTGATGACAAGGAAGTTCAATTGCTGTTTCTGTAAACTCATTTGCCCTAGGAAGAGTATTTGTATTAGGTTGAAATACAGATTTAGCTAGTATTTTTTGTGACTTAAATTTGTTAATTACTGCTTGTTTTTCATCTCTATCTGTTAGAATTATAAAACGATGAAATATGTAATTTTTTCCGCTTAAAAACTTATAAGGAAGATTGTTTATATAGTAAGTAGCAATATCGACTCTACGCTGTCTATACTTGTTTTGTTCTATTAATTTTATATCCGTATTTAGTACAGAAGCTGATACTGTATCTAAATAAGATTTTGTTCCTATACCATACTCAGATGATGTATGAGAACATATAATTTTAATTTTATTATATAGTTCTTTATCGTTAGTAGCTAAAGCGCCTCCCGCCCCTAAACATCCTGGTGACTTTGTAAAATCAAATGAAAAACATACCATATCTGAGTGATAGCCTAATATATAATCATAATCTTCGTTCATCACAAAAGAAGGGGCAGCATCTTCTATAATTTTAACATATGTACTATGAGCACCGCAGCAGGATTATGTTTTAAAATTAAATCTTCTAATTGGTGTAGATCTACATTTCCTGTATTGTCAATATCACAATATATAATTTGTAATCCTACAAATTTAGGAGCATTTACTGTAGCTCTCCATCCATAGGCAGGGACAATAACAGTGTCCCCAAACTTACATAGTGTATGAAATGCTATTTGTAAAGAATCTGTACAACAGTTAGTAAATTGCCAATACTTTATAGGATTATATTGTTTACAAGTAGTTTCTAATTGTTGATGAGAAGGAGATGGTTCTCTTCCATCTTCTGATTGAAATGGATAATCCATAGCCTCATTTATAGCTTTTAAGTAATCTACTCTGTGTGCTTTTAATCTGTGATTATGCGGTATACATGCTATTGCTTTTGGCATTTATTTCTAACATCTTTTTATAGTAATTTTGTACATTTTTTGTAGAGAGATCCATAACTCCCTCTTTAAATTTACGTTTTGCTTTTTTATCTACAGTAATCATACTACTACCTCGTAAAAATTTAGTTTTAAGATATACTACTGTTTGTTTATGATCTAGTCCTAAGTCTCTAATTCTAGGATACTCTCCGTGTGAGCCTCCTCCAAATCTAGTAAATGGATGGTCATAGAAAGCATCTTCCCATTCTTTCTGCACAGTTTTACACTGATTAAAATTCATAGTATCATGTTCCCAATAAAATACTGGATCAAATGTTAATTTTTTAAAACCAAATTTTTCTGGCATTTTTGAGTGATCTGAGAAATCTATAACACTTGATAACTCTTCTATAAAAGGTGCTACACCTAAACTAGATACTTGTACCTCATCTAGTAATCTCTGTTTCATTAACCATTCTAGTGTTTCTGATAAACTTTCAACAGTTTCTTTAGGTAATCCTATAATAAAATATGCTGTAAACCAGAATCTATCTTTTCCTTTTTTACTAAATATTTCTATAAGTTCTTTTACTCTATCAGGATTTAATCCTTTTCCTGCTGCTTTTCCTGCTGTATGACTTAAAGTTTCTATACCAAACCACCCAGCTCTATAACCACTATCTAGTAGCTCATCCATAGTTTCAGGGAATCTATGAAATAAATCTAATCTAGCAAAACTTACCCATTCCAACTTAAATGGTAACTTTGCTACCATTTCTGCCCAATTACCTACAAAACGTCTATCGTCATTAAAACAGTCACTTGATATATTATACCCCGTAGTACCAAAATTATCATAATTATAACATAGTTCATCATATAAAAGTTTTATATCTTTTTTATGTGTTCCTCGTTTTTCATATGAACAGAATTTACAATTAAAAGCACATCCTCTACTTACTTCTAAGGGTAACCAGTGTCTACGTTCTATAGCATCTTTATGTGAAAACAAACTAACAGGAACTTGTTTTTTAGCAGATTTCCATTCTCCAAAATCTGATGGAGAAATTACTTTTAATCCATTTTTTACAACTGTAGGTTTTATTTCTTGTTTAGCTTTAATTTTATTTAACAACTTAACTGCTGTAAAATCTGTATACCCTGCTAATAAATAGTCTACATATTTTGCTACACAATAGTTAGGTGGGGCTATATCTGAAAATTGTATAATTTTATGTACTCTATGGCCGCCTAATATAATTTTAGCATCTTTATTATATTTATCTAATAGATTGCGCATCCTACGTAACCAAGGAGTAAGATCTTCATTATTCCATTCCCATAAATATAATGATGATGCTGCAACTGTTTCATCAGTTATATTAGCTACTTCTTCATGTTGTATTACTTGACCCATTCCAGAGCCTATCTTACCAGCTGCTGACTCAGGCAATAAAAAAGTAGTGGTTATACCTACGCACAATGTTTTTTCGTCTATAAAGTTTTCAAAATAATCAAAAAATTTATCTTCATCTTTTATAAAACGAAACCAATCAAGAACAATTGCATCATATCCTGCAACTTCAAGTTGACTTCTTACTACATACGGTCCAGCGTATCTGGCCGCATAAGTTTCTTTTGAATGCGTTGGTATATCTGATAAAAGAATAACTTCGCTCATGCTCTATATCAGCCAATAGCTCCACGTACCCATCGTATAGCGTAATCTTCCGTCATTTTAGCATGAATATGATTTTTATGAACATTATTTTGAAATAATATATAACAAGGCAGTCTATTAGGTGTTTTAGTATATTTTTTAAGTCTAGAATCTGTTTCAGTTGCAAGCTCTATTTGTAGTCCAGAAATTTCATTAGCTATTGACTGTAGTTGATTTTGAATATATACTGAATTTATTGAATCAGCAAATCCTACTAATTTATGACTCATTTAATTTATCCTTTAAAAACTCTACTTGAGAAGTAAGCATTTGTATTTGATTTTTTAACTCAACAATTTCTTGATGAAGATATGTGATATCCCCAGCTTGATCAGTCGCTAACTCATTAATGGTAGCGTTTACTTGTCTTATTTCAAATCTTAAATCTTTTTCAGTTAAATACATAGCCATATTATATGATAAAAAATTTATTAGGTCAACATAAAAACAGAAGTAGGTATCTATGAATGATATAGACCGTACAAAAGCTAATTCGTTTTTCAATGATTTAGACGATAGATGCACTTTAATACTTGCTGCTCAAGGTATGAGAGGTCACGCCCTATATAGAATACTAGCTAGTCATCAAGAAGTTTGGTGGGATAGTAGTATTATGAATTATAATAAAAAATCTAATTATAGTTCATTAGAATATCCAAAAGAAAATATATGGACAAATCCTGTATTTAATAGACCTCATACTATTGATTATATAACTGCGCATACTACTATGTTTTGTGATAGACAATTACCTAGAGTTTCTCTAAATCATATTAACAACTATTATAAAACTAGTAACTTATCTAGTTATTTGTATTTACATGCAGATTTTATAGACTATGTTAATAGACCTTATATTTATGTGTATACTTCTGATCTTCGTAAACATTTTGATAATCGATCAGTATGGTATAAAAGAGATATGAGAAATCATCCTGAAGAGTATAATAGATATAGACAAAAATTAATGAATACTCCTAGTACTAGCCCACTAGCTTTTAATATTGATATAACTAAATTATTTTCTCAAAATGAACAGATATTTAGTATAGAATATATAAAAATTATACATCATTTTAAGTTTACTTCAAATATTCAACCTGTTAAGAATTTTATCAATAGATACCTAGAACGTGAAAGATCAATATCTAGTTAAAAAACTAGATATTTTTGCAGTATATTTTATATTATCTTCATAGGTCATATGATTAGCTCTAGGTCTTATTTTCGTATGATATTTTTTATCTGTATTTTGCTCTGCCATACTTCCGTTTTTAAAATTATAAAGAACTTCTGTTCCCCATATGTGCAAGATAGTACCTGTATAATTAGTTAACACTTTTTCATCAAACCAAAATAGATCTCTTATTTGCCGTTCCTTAGCTATTTCATGATCGTAAAGATACTTATAATAAACATACCCTGCTTTATATACTTTATTATCGTTCACATGTTCTTTACACGTAGTAAAAGTTAAAGAATAATCTTTATTATATAGCCTAGTAAAATTAGGCCAACAAAAAATAGTTATATCAGCTGTACTATTAAAACTTTTTATAGCGTGCTCATGCGCAGCTCCAGACTTACCTAATCCTATTATTTTAGCATCAAGTTTATCGGCTAATAATGTAGTCCATGATTCTTTTTTAGGAGATGCACAATGTGATCCCCCACAAAAATTAATTATCATTTAAAATCTCTAATATTTTATTGTGTATATTACGATTTTCTAATTTGTTATAATGGTTTATGTTACCTTTATTTTTGCTGTTAATATAGTCAAAATAAATAAAACCTTTTTGTACGCTATCTTGAAAATTAGTAATATGAATCACCTTCTTATTTTTTAGTATTTGTATTTGAGCATCTATACACATTTCACTAATATCTTTAGTAAATTCAGGACAATATATGTATGTAAAAAAATCTTTTACTATTCTACCAAAAGCACTATTAATTTTAGCATTTGTATCAGCTAATAGTAAGTCACACTTTTTATGTGTAACAGAGTTTTTATAAAATATATTATTAGCTATATATACTCTATATGGACTAGTATGTACTATAATGTATATATCAACTTCTTTTTTATATGTATTTTTTAAAGTTTTATATATTCTATACTCGCTAGTACCATTAGAACAAAAATTATTAACTGTATACTGTTGTTTTAACAAATTAACCCAAGAATCACTACTAGTGCTTGCTCCAAAACTATCACCATATATGTTTATTGTTTTACTCATAATTCAATTATAATATATATGCATTGTTAGTCAATTTTAAATTTACTTTATGATTGCATACTTCTCTTTAAAGATGTATAAATAGTTAATCAATAAAAATTAAGGAAGATTATGAAACGACCAACTCTAACAGAAGCAAAAACATTCTTTTATCAAAATGCACCGTTTGTTATGGACGAGTACGCAGATATGAAACAAGATTATGGTGAGTTTTTTGCTGCACGCTATATTATTGAAATACTAATTGATTATAGAAATAATGAAAAGGAAGCAAGTAATGGATAGAATTGTAAACCCACTTAATGCTGTAGGCTATTCAGACTGGGGTATTAAGCGTACAATTCGAGAAGCTGAGAATGTTTCACGTTGGAATCCGTGGAAATGTCATGAATGGATGGAAGAAGCTAGAGATCGTATGGATTTAGACAATTTATTTCATGAAGAGTATGATTCAGCAGTACGTCGAATCAATGCTCATTGGCGTATGCTTCCGCGATTTAGACATCATAATCCCGACGAATTTTGGAAAAGGGATAAAGTTAGCTACCCGCCAATGTATCTGGAACTAATGGTAGATGATTCTGATTGGTAGAATTTTCTATTTGCAATAACCCACAAAACTATGCTATATATAAGAGGTAAATAATGTACTTTAAACTTGTATCGAAGAATGCTTATCGTGATCTAATAAGAAATGCACGTCGCATTTGTATTTCACAGCTGAGTGAAGAAGAAAAAAGCGCAGCTTTTATAGAGCTGTATGGAATACTCAAAGACAAACTCTTCGAGTCTACACGTTCACTTAATGTTGAAGCAGCTTATGCAGATCGTTGTATTCACTGGAACCAGCGTGATATTGACCAGATCAAACCTGTGACCACTACAAGAAATCCGTGGTTACGCTTCAAACGTGAGTTTGAACAATGTTTGGATGGGAAAATGCCGTCTAAAAATGTTGAGCAATCTTTGGCTTGGTTCTATGCAACCCCGTATCGTGATGATTGGATTGCTTCCTAATACGACCGTAGGGAGTGTGCGGGCGCAGCCGGTACAGCTGCGCTCTTTTTTATAAGTGAATTGAATAATGACAACAAAATATAATGATATGGTATGGAAAATTCTATGCGGTATGCCCATCGAAGTATTCGATGAGGACGACGACACTGTTTGGGAAAATGAAACATGGGAGTTAGTAAAGGTTAGAACTGAAGGAGATTATAAAGATTCTAGAGCTATTGGTTCTGCCAATCTCATAACTGCTTTGAACATGGTTCATCAGAGATTGCTAGTAGATGGTACTAAATCTGAAGATATTACGCAACTAAGTCATGATATATTTAATAATATATTAGAGAAATTTACAGAAGATAAACTTATCAGAAAAAGACCTGAGAATATTAGAAAGACATTTCAGTTAGTAGATTAATATGTATAAATTCTTTAGCAAAAGACCTAAAAATATAGAAAGTCAAATTATAGATAGGTGGGAACCTTCTGTAATTCATAAAAATGTATTTTCTAAAGATGATATAAAACAACTTATATCTATATTTAAAAAAGCTCCTAAAGCTGGGCCCGAAGTTAAATCATATAAAATGTTTGATGATGCTTTAAATGCTAAAGATTTTAAACATACTCTACCGAAAAAAGCACCTAGAGCTTTAGAAACTACTACAGCTTGTAGTGCTCCTATATGTTGGGATACTGGATCTAGCGAAATCTTAGATCCCGTACTTACTAAATGTATTGGAGATTATAAAATAATAGGAGGAAAATTTAACTTAACTCTTGGACCTTATAGATTACATACTGATAGTGGTAAAGATCCTACTAGTAAAATATATAAACAAACAATCATTCCCTTGTATTGGGATACGTCTTTAGATATATATTCTATGTTTTTCAATCAAAGATGGACAGGTTGTCAAGCTAGATTTCAAAGAGGAGTTTCTGACAATTCTTCTGAATCTTTTTCAACACCTAGCCATATGACAATAACAGACTATGAAAACAGTGATATATATAATTTAACTAATAAATCTTTTGATATAGAAGATTATAAAAAATATGTCACGCATATTAACTATGAGTCTCTTTGGGGTTTCTCTATAGAGCAAGCGGCAAAATGGGAAAGATATTCTCTTATGGCTTTTGATAGATCTGTCATACATAGTTCTTGTCATTTTGCTAATAAAGAACTAGAAAATAAACTATATATAACTCTTGTAACTGAACAACTATAAAGGAATAAATAATGGAAGTAGCACTAAAAGCAGAATTACGTAAAGAAATCTCACGCATTGTAGACCTAATGATTCAAGGTGAAGCAATTAGAGAGTCTATTAATGAACTTAAAAAAGATATTAAATCAGAATATGATATTCCTGTAGCAACTATTACTAAAATTTCTACCATTGTTCGTAAAGAAAATTTACAAGAAGAAGAGGAAAAATGGGAAGAAATTAAA